GAACTGCCCACCCTCATGACAGTATAATTGGAACAGTGAGAACTCCTGCTGGTGATGGGGTTGATGATGGTATAGATTCAGCAAGTGCTACGAATTTCGAAATAGAATTAAACCAAGGAGTTGACGGAACAGTTGACAATACAGGATTATCGAATGCTTATGACGAATTTGCCGATGAAGAACTGGTTGATATATCTTTTCTAATAGGTGCTGACGGAGATGCGACTATTGCAAATAAAATTTTCGAAATAGCTTCGAGTAGACAAGATTGTATCGGGACAATTTCACCGTTATATTCTGATGTTTCTGCAGCAGATCCAATGACTGAAATAAAATCATACAGGGAATCTTTAAATGTTGGTGGATTGAAAGACTTAAAAGGTAGTTTCATGGTTATGGACGATAACTGGAAATACCAATTTGATAAGTACAACAATGTTAATCGATGGGTTCCATGTAACGGAGATACTGCTGGATTAATGGCAGAAACTGATCTGGAAAGAGCTGCTTGGTTCAGTCCAGGTGGTCGAGGATTAAAGAATGTTATCAAACTTGCTTGGAAATCCAAGAAAGCAGAAAGAGATGTTCTATATCCTTTAGGTGTTAACTCAATAACAACTTTCCCAGGAGAAGGAGCAATCCTTTACGGTGACAGAACTATGTTGAGAAGACCTTCTGCATTCGACAGAATTAATGTTCGAAGACTTTTTATAGTTTTGAGAAAGACTATTTCAAGAACTGCTCGATCATTCTTGTTTGAAAATAATACTTCTTACACCAGAGAAAGATTTAAGAGTACAATCATTCCTTTCTTGGAAGAAGTTCAAGGAAGACAAGGAATCACTGATTTCTTAGTTGTTTGTGATGAAACTAATAACACTGGTCAAGTTATAGATCAAAATCGATTTATAGGAGACATTTACATAAAACCTGCCAGAAGTATTAACTTCATTGAACTGAATTTCGTTGCTGTTAGAACAGACGTTGAATTCAGTGAAGTTGTTGGTTCGGTATAAAATAGGAGAATAGAATAATGGCTTATTCAATAGAAAATATCAAATCTAACTTATTAGGTGGGGGCGCACGTTCTGCTCTTTTCAAGGCATCTTTTACATACCCAGAGGGGTTGGGAGAAGCTTCCAGTGAGAAATTAGAATTTTTGTGTAAAGCATCTTCTGGAATTCCTCAATCAGTAATAAATCCTTTAACGGTTGATTACATGGGAAGACAGGTAAAAGTTGCTGGAACAAGACCTGCTTTTCCAGATTGGACTTTGACTATCATTAATGATGAGGATTTTGCGATTCGTAATGATTTAGAAAAGTGGATGAACTTGATTAACGGTCATGTTGATAATCAGCAACCAGTTGGTCTAAGGGAATACAAGACTGACGGTTACATTGATCAACTATCTAAAGACGGTTCTGTTATAAGAAGGTACACATTCAAAGGGATATTCCCAACTGATTTATCTGCTGTTGCTTTAGATTGGGCAACTGACGAGATTCAGCAGTTTGATGTAACTTTCTCAATCGACTGGTGGGAAGTTTCTGGAAAGACTTCTAATATTGAGTTCCCAAAGGGTGACAACGTATAGAGTTGACTATATTATAACTACAAAGAAGGGTTCTACTAAATACTAGTGGAACTCTTTTTTTATATATTGGAGAATATAATGCCAAAATTTCTAGGTTATGAATTTGATTTATTCGGTTTTTTGAAGAGTGATGAAAAACCAATCCCGCCACTATTAAACGAGCCAAATGACGATGGTTCAAAAATTGTTGAAATATCACAAGACAAAGACGGTGCTGGAGTTTTTTTCACTTCTGGTACAACACTAAACTATGACAGCTCTTTTCAAGATGAGAAGGATTTGATAAAGAAGTATAGGAATATGGCATTCCAACCAGAGGTTGATGAAGCAATTAACGATATTGTTGTAGATTCTATTGTCGGTGATGAAAGGGAGGATACTGTAAAAGTAGACCTTCAAAGAACTGCTTGGTCAAGATCAATCCAGAAAAAAGTTTCAGAAGAGTTCGCAAACGTCCTTGATATTCTAGAATTCAGATCAAAGGGTTTTGAGATATTTAAATCTTGGTATATCGACGGAAGAGTGTTTTACCAAAAAGTTCCACATAAAGATAAAAACAGAGGTTTGCAAACTGTTAAAAGGTTGGACTCTTTAAGTATGAAGAAGGTTAAAGAAGTAACCAAAAAGACTGATGATGATTCTGGGATTGAATACATCACAGGTGTTAAAGAGTATTATGTTTACACTAAACAATCTAATTATAATCCTAATTATACTTCAACTAGGGGTAATTTAACTACAAATATCAAAATACCTATGGAGAATATTGCATATGCTCATTCAGGGTTATTCGATAGTGAAAAGGAACAGGTTCTCTCGCACCTTCACAAAGCAATGAAGACGTTGAATCAACTTTTAATGCTAGAAGATAGTGTTGTGATATATCGCATCTCTAGAGCACCTGAAAGACGTGTATTCTATATTGATGTCGGCAATCTTCCTAGAACGAAAGCAGAACAATACCTCCAAGATATTATGAGAAGGTTTAGGAATAAATTGGTTTATGATTCTGGGACAGGTGAAGTCAAAGATGATAGAAAATTTACTACAATGACTGAAGATTTTTGGTTACCAAGAAGAGAGGGAAAAACTGGAACTTCAATTGAGACTCTACCAGCTGGTTCAAATCTTGGAGAGATGGAAGATGTTGAATATTTCAAAAAGAAATTATACAAAGCATTAAACATTCCAACTTCCAGATTAGAACAAGAGACTGCTTTCAATATGGGTAGAAGTGGTGAGATAACAAGAGATGAAGTCAAATTTGCTAAATTTGTTGATAGATTGAGGAGAAGATTCTCTGATATATTCTATGATCTTTTATCAACTCAACTTATTATGAAAGGTGTGATGAGTAGAGAAGAATGGGAAGAGAATAAAGATAGGATTGAATTTGTATACTCTAACAACTCCTATTTCTCGGAATTAAAAACTATGGAATTAATGAGGGAAAGGTTCTCTTTAGCAACTGATGCGGAATCTTACATTGGGGAATACTTATCTCGTAAATGGATGTACAATAACGTTTTTAAATTCAGTGATGCTGAAATTGCTGCTATGAAAAAAGAGATAGAAAGAGAACAAGGGACTGGAGATATCACCCCTGATGATTTTGGTAATGCTGGTGCAGAATTATCTGATGATAATAAACCCTCTGAAGATTCAAAGGAAATATTGGATGAAGAGGTTGAAGTTGAACCTATAGTCTTAGATGATAATGATATCGTTTCTAATTTTGCTGAAGCAAATAATATTAGCACTAAAACGGTTTCTCAATTAATGGAAAAGTTTTCTTCTGTGATTGAAGATGATTAATGATAAATTTCGATCTTGAAATAGATGTTGAATTATCGGTACTAAAAGAGGATATTAATAGTTCTTTTAGGGGAGATTTTAATATAGAAAGTTTTTCAGTAGGTTTATCTGAACAGATTCATGATATCGATTTACTTTTCCAAAAAGAGTTTATTAAAAGCAAAAAAATATCTTTCGATATTGAAATAGATCCGGATTCTTCAGTTTATGATAACGATTTCAGAAAACGTTTCGGGATATATTCCTTCAATATTTTTTGTGAAGATAACAATATTGGAAACGTAAATGGCGAGTTCAATGATTTATTTAATGAGCAAAAGTTAAATTCTAATGTTGAAATTCTCAATAACTTAAAACCTAGAATTCTTGATGAGAATATTTCTAATGAAACTGTCGAAGAACAAGAAGAGTTGGAAGAACTTTTTCCTTTCAAAATAGAACTTTGCGAAGCTTCGACTGTTTTTGATTACGACTTCAGAAAATATTTTAATATTCATAATTTTGAAACTATTTTAGATAGAGATAAAACGGTGAATGATTTATCGTTTGAAGAATATTTTCAAGTTAATTTGCTACCTGAATGTAATGTTATTGTTAACCCTAAAAACAATTTATCATTCAATATTGAACTTGACGAACAATCTTCAGTTTTTGATTACGATTTCAGAAAAAGATTTGGAATAAAAACTTTTAATATTTTTTGTAAGAATACCAATATTGGAAACTTAAATGAAGAGTTCAATGATTTATTTTATGATCAAAAGTTAAATTCTCCTCTGAATATAGACATTCTCAATAATTTAAAACCTTTAATTGTAAATGATATTGTTGAAACTGTTGAAGAAGTTATAGAAGTTGAAACTGTTGAAGAAGTTCAAGAAGTTGAAACTGTTGAAGAAGTTCAAGAAGTTGAAACTGTTGAAGAAGTTATAGAGGAAGTTCAAGAAGTTGAAACTGTTGAAGAGCAGGAAGAGTTCCCTTTTGGAATAGAACTTTGCAAAGATGGTTTGGTTTTCGATTACGATTTCAGAAAACAATTTAATATTCATAATTTTAAAATATGTTTAGATAGATCAAAGAATGTAGATGATTTAATATTTGAAGATCGTTTTAAAGTCGATTTAGAACCGATTTATGATTATGATATTATTGATAATTTAAAAAGAAATTTAAATAGTAGGAAAATTGTAACAAGAGATGAAGTTCCGGAGAACGAGCCTGACATATTTTCAATTGATAAATCTAAAAAGACGCAACTATCCTTGGATGAAAGTTTAGAAGAAAATAAAAGTGTAATAAAAGAAAACTCTTTTTACAAAATAGTTGAAGTGAATCCTGATATTGAACAACTTCCAATAAAGGTTGACGATTCATATAAAGAAGAAGTTGAGGAACAATTATCAAGTATGGAGAGTAAATATGAAGATTTACTCCAAAAAACTAAAGATGATTATGAGTCTAAACTTGGGAAAATGATCAACGATTTTTCGGATTTTAGAAACCATATCACTCAGCAAGTCACCAGAATGTCTTTCATAGCTTCATCCTCTGCAGGCGGTGGTGCTGTAAATATTCTTGATATGGATGATGTTGATCCTTCTCAATTAGAAGACGGAAGAACGTTAATTTGGGATTCAGAATCTAATAAATTCAAATTAGAAGCTTCAAAACCTCAAAGTGTTCAAATTTATGAAGTTGATCAACAAATTGTTGATAATGGGTATGTTGATTTGGATATAGAGGCAAATCCTGATTTATATGACCTATCTACTGTTGAACTCAATGGTCTTGCGAATTATAATGGTATTCATTATAATTTTATAAGTACAACAAGAATTAATATCTCATTAATAGGCGTTGAGGTTGGAGATTTCATTAGAGTGATCTACACCAGAAAATAATTTAAATTATTTTTAATTATTTCCAAAAATCTTAATTATTTTTCCAAAAATCTTAATTATTTTTCCAAAAATCTTAATTATTTTAAAAAAAACTTAATTTTTTTTCCAAAAATCTTAATTATTTTAAAAAAAACTTAATTTTTTTTCCAAAAGATTGTCAATGACGTATATATAAAAGTGACATATTTGAAAACTTGACCTTTTTATCATGGTTCGCCATGACGAAAAACAAGGAGTAAAATATGACTTTAAGATTAAGAGGTTCTTCTCAGATTGATGATGCTTCAATTGAACTGAGTAAACTTTCTAACATAGATCATGGTACTATTTTAGGCAGAACCTCTGAAGGTTCTGGAGCTCCAGAAGCTTTAACATCAACGGAAGTCAGGAATGAACTAGGTCTATCAACTTCCGATAATGTAGAATTTGGAACCTTATCCTCAACCAACATCACTATAGGTGACGGAAATTCATTAGACGTTTCATCCGGAACTCTAACTCTTGCTGATGATCAAATCAGTGGAGATAAAATTTCTGGTGGAGATATTTCGGGTGACTTAACTCTTTCTGGTTCTACTGTTGATGTATCTAATAATTTAAGTGCTGGATCCATATCTTCTAGTGCTGCAACTTTATCCGGAGGGTCTATTGACGCAATGACCATCGGATCTAACTCTCAGTCAACCGCTAAGGTTACTACAATTCAAGCAACTGGTAATGCTGATCTTGATGGCGACTTAGATGTTGCTGGAACAACCACTGTTGTTGCTTTAACTTCCAGTGGATTAATTAATGCTCAATCCCTTCACTCCGATTCCGTTGATATCGACGGTGGAGCAATTGACGGTACAGTTATTGGAGGAAATACCCCTGCTGCTGCCACCTTTTCAAGTCTAGAATCTTCAGGTAATTTGATTGTTGGGGGAAATTTAACTGTTGAAAATAATACAACTATTGAATCAACCTCTTTAATTATCGAAGACTCTATCATTCAAATTGGAAAAGATAATAGTGAAGATTTACATGATTTGGGTATTATTGGAAAATATACTCTACCTAGCGGCGGAAATAGTGTAATTAGTAATAATAACTTTGATTCTAGTGTTGATTGGTCATCAACTGATTGGGTTAATGTTTCATCATCAGGATCTGGTGGTTACTATATTAGTTATCAATCTGCTGCAAAAAATATATATTTTTATTCTAAGGGAGGCTACGTAACCTCTGGAGCAATGATATATCAAGATATTGAACTTTCCGTAGACACATCAGGTGATAAATCTTATAGATTCGAGATAGAAATCAAGGTTGCTAATTCTCATTCATCTACTTATGCTGATTTATCTTTCTGGGAAAGATCAGAAACTCCAGCTCCCAATAATTATGATAATTGCTATGATTTTGATAGACGATGGATTTCAACTATACCAGGAACAGAACCTGTTCCTGGAGATCAATGGAATAGAAGATATAGTCCTGATTTTGAAACTTGGTCATCAAATACAATAACCCCATCGTCCGATCTTTCTGATGGATTTAGAATAGCTATTAGAGTTGGAAATTCTAACAGTCCCTCATCTGCGGTTTCAGTTGGAGCCATGACCATCGATGGGCCCGTAAAATTGTATGAAATTGATAATACAACTGGAACTGAGACAGAAGTAACTCAACCAGTCACAATGAATACAGGAATAGTAAGAGATGCTTCCGATGAGAAGTTTAAACTTTTTCAAACTCCTGAAGATTTATCATCTGCAGCAACTGTTGATACTGGATATATCACAACTTCAGGTACTCCATATTCAAAATCAACTCTAGTTTCTACTATTGAAGGTAACATTACTTTTGATAACGCTAGAACTTTTTCTTTGAGTGGAGATTTATCAGGTTCCCAGACTTTTGATGGTTCAGGAAACTGTGGAATTGCCGCAACTATTCAATCTGATTCTGTAGAGTTCTCAATGTTAGGTTGTGAGATTGATGAAGATGATATGAATTCAAACTCTGCATC